CTATCGCGTCACGCTCTACGAGGGCGATGACGATACCGCAGCCGCGCAATGGGAGCCGCGCGTCCAAGGCGGCCAGCCGCTCACCGCAATCCCGTTCGCCGTCGCCACCGCCCGCGACCTGACGCCGGAAATCGAAACCCCGCCGCTGATCGGCGTGGCACAGGCCGCAATCGCCGCCTATCAGCTATCCGCCGACTACCGCCACCAGCTCTATATGAGCGGGCAGGAAACCCTCGTCGCAATCAACGGCGATGCACCCAAGGCCGTCGGTGCCGGAGTCGTCCACGTGATGAAGGGCAGCACCGACCTGCACCCGGACCTCAAATACGTCTCGCCCACCTGCGCAGGAATCAACGCGCACCGCGAGGCGATTGCAGAACAGCGCCTCGCCGCAATGGAAGCTGGCGCGCGGATGTTCCAGTCCGGCCACGCCCAGGAAAGCGGCGAAGCGCGCCGGATGCGGTTCGCGTCCGAAATGGCAAACCTGCAATCAATCGCCAACCTCAGCGCGGCAATTCTGGAATCCGGCCTGCGCAACATTGCGCTTTTCATGGACCTCGACCCCGCCGAAATCGTCGTCACGCCGCCAACCGATTTGCTCGACCGCACAATGACGGCGCAAGACCTGCAAGCGTTGTTCAGTATCTACAGCGCGGGCGGAATGTCGTGGCAAACCTACTACGCCAACGCCCAGCGCGGCGGATTGATGTCGGCGGAACGCACTGCCGACGAGGAATTCGCCCTGATCGAAAATCAGGAAATCCCGGTCGAAACGGCCATCTGACCGCCACAACGTGGCCCAACAAAGGAAACCGGCAATGCCGCTCAAATCCGTGATCGACAATATCGACGCGGTGGAGGAAAGCCTCCGCCCGCTCTACGTCAAGGAAGGGGAAAGGTATTTCCTCGATATTGACGACGAAACCATCCGCGAACATCGCGCCGTTTCGCCCCTGCGCAACGCCTATGACCGCACCAAGGCCGAACTGCAACGCGCCAAGGAAGAACGCGAGGCCGCAGCCGCAAAACTCCGGTCGATCCCCGAGGATTTCGACCCGGAATTGTGGAAGCGCCTCAAGGAAGGCGGCGACCCGGCCAAGCGCGAAGCGCAAATGGTGGAAATGCGCCGCCAATACGAAGCGGAACGCGACGAATGGAAAGCCAAATACGAGGAGGCGTCGTCCCGCGTCCAGCGCGTCATTGTCGAGCGTTCCCTCGAAGAAGCCCTGACCGCCGCAGGAATCACCACCCCCGCATTCGTCAAGGCAGCGCGGGCACTCCTGATCGGGCAGGTGAAACTCGACGGCGACAAACCCGTTGTCGAAACGGACATGGGCATTTTCCCGGTTGCCGATTACGTCAAACGCTGGGCAGCCGGTGAAGGCAAGGATTTCGTCCAGCCGCCCACGGGCGGCGGCGCACGCGGCAATGACCGCGGATCGTCGATTGGCGGCAAGACCGTCTCGGCGAAAGACCTGGAAGCGATGACACCCCGCGAAAAGGCGACTTTCTTCGCCAAAAATCCGGGCGTTGTCGTCACAGACTGAAACTCGGCACTAGAAGGAGATTGATCCATGCCGAATACCCTAACGGCTCTACAGCCGATCCTGTTTTCGGCGGCGCAGCAAGTGTCGTCCGAACCGTTCGGCGTGGTCAGCGCCATCAACGTGAATTTCGCCGATCAGGGAGTTGCACGAGGCGACACCGTGAAAGTCCCTGTCGCGCCCAGCCGCGCGGCTGAGGACTTCATCCCCGGCAACGTCGCGCCCACCGGCGCAGACGCCACCGCCGAGGATGTCGGCGTTCAGATCACCGCGTCCAAAAAGGTGACGTGGCACCTGACTGGCGAGCAACAGCGCAGCCTCGACAATGGCGCGGCCTCGACCGAATGGATTCGTCAACTGATCGCTCAGGGAATGCGCTCCTTGCGCAATTCCGCCGAATCCGACGCGGCCAAGGCGATCAAGGAAGGCGCGTCCCGTGCAGTCGGCACCGCAGGCGGCAACCCGTTCGCGTCCGACATCAACGCAATCGTCGATGTGCGGAAAGTGCTGGCCGACAACGGCGCACCCATGGCCGACTTGCAACTGGTGATGGACACCGCAGACGGCGCGGCGCTGCGCAAGCTCGGCATTATCCAGCAAGCCGACCAGGCGGGCGGTGCCGACGAACGCCGCACCGGGGCGATCCTGCGCCAATTCGGGTTTGAAATCCGCGAAAGCGCAGGAATCTCGCTGCACACCAAGGGAACCGGCGCGGGTTACACCACGTCCGGCGCGACCGCAATCGGCGGCAAAACCATCACCCTTGCGGCTGGCACCGGAACCGTGCTGGCAGGCGACGTGGTGACGTTCGCGGCTGACACCGTGAACAAATACGTGGTCAACGCTGGCACCACAGGCCCCGGCACGATCACTATCGGACGCCCCGGCGCGCGCGTGGCAATCCCGAACGCAAACGCAGTCAGCGTCGGGAACGACTACACGCCGGTCCTCGCGTTCGAGCGGTCGGCTGTCGTCGGCGTCATGCGCCCGCCCATCATGCCCGCCAACCCGACAATCACGCAAACGCTGATCTCGGACGAAATGGGCATGACCTACCTGCTGCTGGACATCAGCCAATACGGCCAGCGCACCTGGGAACTCCACCTCGCGTGGGGTTTCAAAGTCGTCCAGCCCGAACACGTGGCAATCCTGCTGTCGTGATGAAACCGCGCGGGGCTGGAAATCCGGCCCTGCGCCTCCCGCACCGGAGGAATTGGAATGGAATTGGTCCGAATGATCCGGCCAGACGGCGCAATCGCAGATGTTCGTCCCGACTGGGTAGCAGAATGGCAGGCGCTGGGCTGGACGGTCGAATCCGCCGCAGGCGGCGCAGACCTCGACCTGACGCGCGAGGGAATTGCGGCAATGGGCAAGGCCGAATTGCTGGAATTGCTGGAAGCGCACGGCTGGAACGGCGACAAGCGACTTGGCGTTGAAAAGCTGCGCCAGATTCTGACCGAAATTGTGTTTATCGAGGCGTGACGGCAATGACCCTCAGCTATACCACCGCCGCCGTTACCCCGACCGTCGCCACGAACTACATCAACGCGCGCGGCCTGTCCGGGTGGCCCACAAATACCGCCGACCAGACCGCAGCCCTGCGCCGTGCGCAGGATTATATCGCCCGCACCTATAACGAATTGTGGGCAGAGGAATTCACTGACGCCACCGCGCCGGAAACCGTCAAATACGCGATAATCGAAGCGGCGCTGGTCGAGGCTAAAGAGCCGGGAATCCTGTCCCCGACCGTCAAGCCTGTCGATGCCAAGGTGTTGACAGGAGTCGGCTCTATTTCGTGGCAGCCGGTTTCGCTGCCGGGCGGCGTTGATGCGCTTGTGCCGCGCCTGCTGCACGTCGAGGCGCTTGTGGCCGAGCACCTCACGGACGACACAATTCACCTGACGCGCGCGTGAAGGGCGGCAACCGATGAGCGGCACGGCAATCGCGGCAGACGTGGCGGCTGCACTCAAACAGGCAGCCAACGCCACGGGCAACGGCGCGCAGGCAATCCTGCTGCGCTCCGGCGCGCAACCCGCAAACCCGTGGGACGCGCCCGCAATGCCCGGCACGTCGCAGGAGGTGTGGGCAATCAGCGAAAACTACAGCGCGCGGCAGATCGACGGAACGCTGATCCGGGCCGAGGATCGCCGCGTGATGATCGAAGCTGTGACGCCCGCGCCGACGACCGCCGACCGGCTTTCCATCGGCGGCGCGGAATACGCGATTGTTTCTGTCCAGCCGGAATCGCCGGGCGGCGTGCCGCTTTACTACACCTGCCAGTGCCGGAAATGACCAATGGCAAGCGGTGTAACACCCGAGCAGAAGCGCCAACTTGAAACGCTTCTGGCAAAACACGAAAAGCGAATCCGCGATGCATTCCTGCTGGCAGTCGAAATTGCCCACGAACGGCTCGATTTCGACGCGCTGGTGGAGGCAATCGAAAACAATGACATTGCGCGTGCAGCCGAATTGCTGCGTATCGACAACGTTGCGCTTTTCCCGCTTCAAGAGGCAATCCGCGCCGCGTTTATCGAGGCTGGAATGACTGTCACAGTCCCGCGCGCCATCGCTGGCGGTTTCGGGTTCAACGGACGACACCGCTTCGCGGAACGGATTATCGCCGAAACCGGCGCGCGGCTGGTGACTGAAATGGGCAATCCCGGAACAGAAATCCTGCGGGAAATAATCCTCGACGGCGCGCAAAAGGGCATCGGCGCGCAGAAAGTCGCACGCCAACTCGGCGGCGTCATCAACCCGAAAACCGGCAAGCGCGAGGGCGGCGTCCTGGGGCTGGACGCGCCGCGCGCGGAAAGGGCATGGCGCGTGCGTGCTATCCTTTCCGACCCTTCCAGAATTGCCGACTATTTCCTGCCCGGCGGCCAACCGCGATACAAAAGCACGGACCGCCGTTTCGACGCGCTGGTGCGGCGCGCAATCAAGGAAGGCAAGGCGCTGCCCGCCGCAGATGTGGAACGTATCGCCCGCGCCCATGAAGCGCGGCTGCTGAAAGCCCGAGCCCAAACCGTATCACTCAATGAAAGTTTCACCGCCACCGCCGCAGGCCGATACGAGGCGTTCCGCCAGATGCTGGAAAGCGGCGTCGTCGAAAAAATCGACAAGACCTGGAGCCACAACACGCTCAAAAACCCGCGCCACGATCACCAAGCAACGAACGGGGTCACCAAGCCGCTGGCCGAGCCATTCATCATGGCAGACGGAACGCCCATGCAATTCCCTCACGATCCGGCAGGCGGCGCAAAACACTCGATCAGTTGCCGCTGCGTTGTCGTCTACAAACCGCAATTCAAGAGACCCAAATAATGACCCGCACATTCACCGCCAAACTGGAACAATTCCGCGACCTCACCGAGGAGAAAATCGAATACGTCATGCGGCAATCCATCATGGATGTTATGGTGGGCGCGCAGACAACCCAAATCGGCATCACCCAGGGCGCAACCTCGTTTGAAATCGGCAAAATCCCGGTCGGACTGACCTCCGAACTGGTCAACAGCCTCACCGTTGACGGCGCAACCGGCCCGGACTCCTACATGGTGGCAATCGAAAACATGCAGATCGGCGACGTGGTTCGTTTCGCGTGGACCGCCCCGCACGCAAAACGTATCGAATTCGGATTCACCGGAACCGACTCGCTGGGCCGATACTACCAGCAAGCCGGGCGGTATTTCGTGATGCACAACGCGGCCCAATTCCCGCAACACGTCAAAGCGCGCAAGGCCGAGGTGCGGCAATGACGCTGGACGAAATCGAAACCGCGTTGGGACAAAGACTCGCCACAATGGCCGCCTGCCCGCCTATCGCGTGGCCGAACAAGGACATCAACCCCGCCCGCCCGTTCCTTTTCGTGCAGCACGTCCCGACACCCCGCGCGGCACGCCAACTGCAAGGCGGCGGCTACATCGGCGGCGGCGCGCTGATGGTCACAATCGTCGCCGCGCGCGACAAATTCGCAACCCAGGCAAACACAATCGCCCAATCCGTGATCGACCGTTTCCCGCAAGGCCTGCGCCTCAGCGCCGGAAACGGAACCGTCCTGATCCACAAACCCGCCGAACCGATGCCCGCATTCCAGGACGGGCCGGATTGGCGGCAGCCGGTGCGAATATCCTACCGGCTGGAAAACTGAAT